GCCAAATCATACTTGCTGTAATCCATGTTCTCTGCAATCGAGCAACATATATCAAGACTGGCAATAAGTAATTGCGATGGCAACTTCTGGTCATATTTAGAATAATCGCCAGCAATCAATCTATCATCGCCCTTGGATCGTACAAACTCCATCATTGTATTCCATTCAGGGCCTATTGAATTCAACCCAACGGCACATTCTGAAAGCAATGGATTCAACTGCAACATTCGCAATACCGGCAAATAATATCGCCTAGCAAGGTAAATTACAGGAAAAGCGCTGGAAAAGAAAATTCTGCATTTCTCCTTTGAAAGAGGTAGAACTTCATCTTTAGCGCAAGCTTTGGCTATACCACATCCCCTCTCACCTCGAGCTAATCTACCCTCATATTCGGAAATAATCAAGCGTGCTTCTTCAGTTAGCCGTCTGTTGCCTACGTCATCCATATCAACTATGAACTGACTCTTCTTTCCTCTAAATGGGAAACCGGCAGCAGTCTTCAAAACCAAGCCATCAATATACTTCTTACCAGCTACTCCATTGACATTCTCCAAATCTGTCAGAGGCCTTTCATCACACCACGGGCTTTGTGATGCAATACGCAATAGGGGGGATGAATAATCCCTCACAGCCTTTTCAACTAAACTTGGAGGAAATGAATCGCTTGGAGTAGACATGTTCGACGCACACTTTTGAAAAGGAAACCACGAAGGTTTCATCTTCGGCGGACCATAGATATTCAACATGTTACAATGCCTCGCTACTGCATCTGATATACAGTGATCAACTACGTTAGATCTAGGGGTGTTCCCGCCAGTTACCGATCCATGGTACTGCAAAGTCGACGTTTGAGGAAGATAGCGTAATGGACTTTTCTGGCTTAACACAGAAGTAGTCCAATAATTGACGCCTCCAAAAGTGGCTGGCATGTGACCATGTTGAACAGTAACACGAACACCTGGTATAGAATCAAAGTGTGCAATGGCACGATCCACAACTTTGGCGTTAATGAAATGGTACATACCAACTGACTTATTGTCAATTCCACCAACATGTATGCCAGCAACTCTCGACCCCTTCCTCTGCACAACCAATGGAGCTCCACACAAACCTCGGAAAGTATTAATGGAACAATTCTCGTAAATACCTCCAGGGAATTTATTCGTGCCCAAATGGGGTGCATTGTTTGTTACCATAGTACAATTTGGCGTACATGTAAACCTCTTCAACTCCCCCGTTGGCTGCCTATACAATCCTACAGCAGGAAAGTCACCTGCTCTATCGTGGTCAAGGTACGGGCGAATATCTTTAAATGAGCCTCCGGTTGATGAATAACATATTGCCAAATCAGAACCCTCTTCTGAATACACTGTTTCTGGTGTAATCAATGTCCGAAACTTCCCTCCAGTCGTGTCTGGATTGGCACCATACATCACCACCTTATAGGAAGGTGATATACTCAAATAGTGCTTTGGCAGTACAAAAACGTTGGACGTTATGAACATGCACGAAGCCATATACTTCGTGCCATCAGGGGACATCAAAGATGCGCAAAACAAATTCTTGCTAACAATGTTCTCTAATTGATCAGGCTGAACGGACAAAGTATTCGTATCACCCGGTACAACTCTAGAAACCCTCTCCACCTTAATCCACGGATTAGGGGCATCATTAATGACTCCACTACCCAAAGATTCGCTTTCCTTGGAAAGAACAGATCCTTGCACATGAGGGGTAACACTAGACGCCATGAGCTTATACATCTTGGCAATTGCAAAAACCCCCGCCATTACGACTGAAGCTTTTACAATATTACCACCATGCTTATCACGCCACGTCTTAGTAACCTCGCCAACCGAATTGCGCGAATACAATTCACGCACCATACTCATCTTAACGAGTTCCTTCATATGGGCAATAGCTGCTGTAGAAAGTGTCAATGTAGTAGCCATTGCAGCGGGACACGCCTTAGACTTCCTCGTACACAAGAAAGTGGCGATATTCGCACCAAAAGCAATGCCTAAACCAGTTAGATACCGCTTCTTCATGCGATTATAATTCGCAACATAATAGATACTACGGAACCAAGGAGAATCAATCCAAGGAGTTGGAATAAGTTTTAACCAACTTGAATGCCAGCAAAACTTGCGTGCTGCCGCAAGAGTCAAAACTCCTGCTCCAACATCGAGGCCAGTAACAAAACTCGTAACCTCGCCCGTGACTTTTTCCGTAATCAATGCCTTCGATCTATAAAGTGC